GATAAACAGTATTTGTGCTTCCGTTTGTCCATTTTGTAAAACCATTTATATCTTGTGATCTTAATGTATTAAGTATTGCAGCAGAACCATCTTCATTAATAACAACAACATAGTTAGCATCTTCTGTTGTAGAGCCACTTAATACACCTACATCTGCTGGATTATTAATTAAATGAGAAGATAATACAGATATGTCAACCGAATTGTATGCATCTTCGTTATAGTTATATAGATACTGTCTTAACGTCTTTCCGTTTTTATCAATAAATAATGTAGCACCATCTAAAGATTTAGCTTCTAAAAACTTTGAACCATGTTGTGTTTGCGCTTTGATAGATACTGTAGCTGGTGTATTGCCTGTTAATAAAAACTCTGCACCTGATGTAAATATTTGCAATCCTCTATCTGGATTAATATCTACTATTTCAGTAAGATTTCTTGAAGATATTGTGACAAATATACCTTCATCATCATCACCTTCTTCTGTAAAGAAATCAAAAAACGATCCAGCCCTAGATGCAAAAACACTTTGACGTTTTGATTTTGTGCCACCAAACCACAATCTACCTTGGAAAAAAGTAGCTGTTCTTGGATACCCTCTTGTATCTGACCATACATCTTCTGACCTTGGTACACCAGCAGCAGAGCGTGTAAATGTAATTGCATCTGTAGCTTTGCCACTTGTAAAAAATCCAGTAAATAATTCATATGTTCCTGATGAATTACCATCTAATGTTATTGTATATTGCAATGTCCCTGTTCTTGTAACTACAATGCCGTCATCACCAAATATAGGCATATCTTGTAAATTTTTACGTATGTTTTCTATTGTAGAAGATTGATCATTTGAATTGCTGTCACCAGCAAAACTTATATTTTTACTTAATACACCCTCTACATCTATTTGAAATCTATCGCCTACTTGAATTCCTGTTGCTGTCTGGTCGCTTGGAAAAGTCATTACCTGTATTGCTGCGGTAGGTGTTGGGCTTAGAGCATCATTAAAATCAAATTGAGGTATATTTAAAAATGGAATGCTATCTATAACAAATGCATTTTCGTCTGTATTAATTATTCTTTTAGGAAAATGTTCCATGTGGAACATCAACATAACATTTTCTGTTTGCACATCTCTTACATCTTGTATTTCAGAAGATGCAAAAGGAGTTGTTAAAAACTCTGTAATTGATATTGAGTTAGGCGGTGCTAATTTCATAGTATCATTTACTCTGTAAAATGACATATTCCCAAAAGAATTAGAATGACTTACTGCACTGTAAGTAAGCGTTGGCGTGCCAGCTAATGTGCCTGATGATGGTGGTGCATTAGTTCCTGCGGTTTTTTCTGCTTTAGCAATACCGCCAACTAACGAAATTACTCTGTATGTAGAGCCAGATACAGTGTAACTATTGCCTACAGTTGGTGTGCCAGTAGTTATTGTAAAATTAAATACATCAAAACCGCCTGTTAAAACACCTAGATAATGCCTGTCTGACTCAATGCTAAAGTCAAAAGTTTTTGCTATAGACGCAGTTGTAGACGCAAATAAAACATTAAATTCACTTACTGATACTTTAAGTGATGCTAAATTACCTGTATCACCTGTTCTTACAATCCTAAAATATTTTGCATCTATAGTATCACCTACTCTTGCTTTAACAGATTGTGGATTTTGTGTAACTGTTAAAGTTTTTAAAGTGCCAAATGATGTATTATCTACAGAAGATTGTAATAAAAATGTTCCTGTGCCTGTTCCTGATAATTTAATATCTTTAACTTCTACAAACTTACCTCGACTACTTTCGCTTGCTAAATTGTAAAGTGCAACCACATAATCTGATTGACCAGAAGTTCCTAAAACTCCTATATTTGTTGTTGTTACGCTCACCGTACTTGATGTAAAGTCATTTATGTTTGCTGCTGTGCCACCATTTGGTAAAGTAATAAAAGATGTGCCAACAAACGGTGAAAATATTTTTTCTGCAACATCAATATGTTGAGTGCCAGGTCTACGCTTTAAGCCACCTTGCGGTACAATAACTACGTTTTCAGCAGTTTGCATACCTTGATAGTATTGATCTATGTCTACTCGTCCTTTAATAAGAGGAGAAAGCTCTCCACTCATAAAAGCACTTTGAAAAAACTTAGACATGGGCATGGTTAGCCCCTTACATTAACAAATGGATTGCTTGCTAAAGGTTCTACTGGTGTTTGTTGTGAATCAGTATATCGTGCCATACGAGATGCAGTTACATACTGCCTAGCATTTGCATCCATAGCACTACCACTATCTCGTATAGATGGTGCAAAATCCATAGCTAATGCATACTCTATCATTTTACTAAAGTAAACAGGCCATGTAGATTCTGGGGCATTGTAAATATAATCTATATGGAGCGTAGATTTTGTGTTTGTATATAGTTTATCGCCATACAAATTGTATGGGACTAATGGATTTAATTTAATTAAAAATAATAAATCAGATGGTAACTGATAAATAGAAGTAAACTCTGTGCCTACTGGGGTATCAGACGTTAAATTTAATTGTGCTTTTTTTCTTGCAAAGCTCCAAGTAAACTTAGTTAATTCACTCTGAACAATATTGTCATACAGATTGTTTGCTACAGTTTGCGCTCTTGCATTACCTGTTAATGAGGTAATAGGCAAATCTCCAATTAAAATTAAAGCATTTGATATTAAACCTATCTTAGAAGCCATAATTTACCTTTTAAGAAAGGGGGGATAAACCCCCCATTCAATTTTATACTACTTATGCCGTAATAGTTGTGCCAGCTGCTGCGGTTATGCTAGTAGCTGTCAATGCTTTGATATAAGTAATAGTTACTACTGGTGTTGAAGGAGTGCTGGTATTTTTGCAAATTACTAAATCACCAATCTTAAACTCTTCAATAGCGGCTAAAAAATAATCCGCATCATCAACAGCAGTTTTTGCATCGGTTGAAGTGTATTGCCAAGTGTTACCACCAGTACCAGAACCACCAATCCTACACAGTCCATCTCTTGAAAAAGCCATGATAGTTCTCCTTTACACGTTATCTTTGTATTCTACTTTTATAATACCTTCAGCATCACGTACTGCTGCTCCAGCTCTTAACATTCCATTACAAAGGAATGAAGTTCTTTCAGGTATATAATCAATAGATGTTTTCATTTCTATGCCTATTGCAAGACCAACAGCATCTCTGTGATAGAAATATGAATCAACAGTATTTGAAGCTACTGTTAAACCACCTTCTGTCCTAGTTCCAACAACATGTACAGCAAAACCAGCAAGTGTATTTATATCACCTGATACTAATGCTTTTACAGTTTGGAAATCAGAAGAAGTAGCTTTTGTATCTTTTAAAAGACCTTTTAGTCCGTCACCATTTATAGCTGCGTGTAGATCAGTGCCAGGAACATTTTGCTTACGCAATGTTGCTTGCGCTTCTACAACTTTGTCCATAGTCAAACCTGCACTACCATGAGCTATTGTTGTTGGTGATGCACCATTCATAACATCAATAATAAGCTGATCTTCTCTTCGGCTTAAAGCACCAGCTATTGTACTAGCGAGCTCTTGCTTTTCGTCAAAGTTAACTTCTGCTTGGTCAAAAATGTCTGTATATTCTGGAGCATTCCAGTTTTGAAGTGTGGCTGTTATCAAACTATGCGTAACATCCATTGGAGTAACTAAGTCAGACGTTGACTTCTGATTAGCTAATCCTTTTCCCATTTTACGAAACTTATATGTTTCGCCTACTACATTGTTTCTTACAGTTACAGATGGCTTGAGAAGACCCATGCCAGCATATTCATGCTTGACCATTGAATCAAACTCGATTACTGCAACCGATGTCAAATTAACACTCATAATTATATCCTCAAAAAGAGTAAATTAAATAATTTTTGAGGTTTTAGCTGAGTACCCAGTAAAATGGTCAGCATCCAACCTAAATTTACTGGGCGATATACGGTATCCAGTTGTCCCGATTATACATCGGTTAATATATTAATATCAATTATTACCAGCAAATGCTTCTAACATACGTTTTACTTTGCGGTCATGCTCAATATTAACGCTTCTTAAAAGATTACCATGTTCATCTTTTTTATACATTTCAGCTTCTATCATTTCCATAGAAAGACCTTCAGGATTTGGCCCACCTTCAATCGGAAGTCTAACAGGTGCAGTCGCTCCTACAATCATTTCAACTAATTCTATGTTGTCAGCAGTAGTAACTAATGATCTTGCTTTTTCATAAGTTTCAGGATCAAGATTGTTTTTCATAAACCCTTCAACATTTTTTATTCTTGTTTGAGCATTGTCACCAAGTTTTTGTAACTCCATTTCTTGGCTTACTTCTTCTACAGCTTGCTCTTGTGCAGTCAATAGCTCCCATGCTTCACCAAAAGCATCTGCACTCATGTTTGTTTTTTCAGCAAAGGCTTCTAGTTCTTGATATAAAGCATCATCTTTATCTATACCTTCTGGTGGTTGATAACCATCTTTAGGTGATCCTTTAAACGCCCCAAACTTTTTAGATAGTTCTGCATAACCTTTTGCTTGATCTGCAACAGTCTTATACTTTTTATCTAACCAATCTGGTGCGTCTCCTACACCTTTAATACCTTCTGCTAAAAAATATTCTCCTTCTGCCAATGTTGGTTCAGCTTGATCTAGCAGGGTATCGTTTGTTGTTTCTTCAACGGCCTGTTCAACTTCTTCTGACATTGTTTTATCCTTAAATTATTTCTGCTTGTTTAAGTTGATTAATTATAAATTTAACAACACCTGACTCGCCATCATGATATGCAGCTTCATAATTAATGTTGGTAGAACCAAACTGTGTATCGTTTTCATAGATAAACCGTTTAGTTAAGTCAGACAAAATACTTTGTCCATCTTCAGATGTAAAGACTCTGTGATATTTTTTAGAAAGTTCTTTGTAGTTTTCTTTGCGTATTTCTGATTCTTTCTTAGCTTGTTGCGCTAATTCAGGATTATCTATGTCTGTCCAACTCATTGTTGTGGCATAGGCCTTTCAGATGTCTTCATACCTGCTTGAGCGACTTGTGCGCCAGCTTGTATAACTGTTTCTTTTTCAGATTGCGATCTAACTAATTCTGATGGCATACCAGTTTTAGATGCAACCCAAGCACCAAAATCTTCTAATTTAAATCCAATCTTAGCTTGATCTGGCCCAGCATTTTGTAAAACAAACTGTACTGCTTGCTGTACGTTAATAATATCTTCACCATCTTGAGCTTTTGCAAGGGGTGATAAAAATTTAATCTCTACATCTCTGCCATCTAATTGAATTGGCTGTAACAAACCTCTACGTGTAAGAATAAATGTAACTCGTTTAAGTATAGGTATTAAAACCTCTGTTTGTAGTCTACCAAATGCTGATCCTATTCTTCTTGCAAGCTCTCTTGAGTCTAAAGCAATCTCTGTTGCTGATCTAACTGGGCCTGTCGGATCACGCAAATCATTAAACAAAGTTTTCTTTATAGCTGCTTGCAAATCTTGTACTTCAAACTGCACTAAAGATAGGTTAGTTCCTGTATCTAATCGCTGTATAGAGGGGTTTTGTGAATTGTTAGAGCCTACAGGTATTACTACTCCTGGACTAATTACAATGTTATATGGATTAGTAACGCCATCATCTGTTGCTGTATACATACCTGACAAATCTATAGCTGCTTTTTGTAATACAAACTCTTTTACTTTATTAAGAGAGCGTACATCAGGTAATGCTTGTACTGCTGGGCCTCTACCACGTATTTCACCAGCCGTTTTAGAGTATCTTCCTGTTACCCAAGGGCTAGATTTACCGTAGTCTTCCATCCAACTAATAGCATTGTCTTTATCACTCCAAACAATACCGTAATATTTTTCTTTTTTAGGATCATATATTACACCTTCACGTATATCGCACTCTGTATCAGGTTTGTTTTCCATAATAGACTGCATAGTTTGTGTAGGTTGATAACCTCTGTACTTGCGAGGTATATCTCTAGCCTTCATCTTAAATCTACGCCAGTGTGTTTCTACAGTTCCGTATGGCCCTTCCTCAAACGCAATACCTTTTTGCGGTATGGCTGTAAATACGATAGGCATATCATTGTCATCAGCTTCATCAATACGTAATGTGCCTGTACCTACTAGTAAATCTAGTGCGTGTTCAAAAAATTGTGTAGCAAAGTTTGATCTGTTTATGTAATCAAAGACAATAGTAGCTTGAGATTCTAAATTTTCGCGTATGTCTTTTTCTGTAACATCAAAATCACCTGATTCTAGTTCGTTTACAATTTCATTAGAAGGTGCAAACGTAGCCCAACGTGCTTGAATAGGTGCAATGTTTTCCTGAAGTTTACTAGCTGCTTGTTGTATAGCTTCCATAGCCGTAGAATCAAAGATACGATCCATTTTCTTTTGACCTTTTGCAAAGTCATCAAACAAATTTCTGTTTGGCAAGAAATATTCGTATACATCATCTAGCAAGTCATGCCAGTTAGACATTCTTTTAAATGCATCTGCCTCTCTTCTTTTAATGTCTTCGTATGATCCTAGTTCTTTTGGAATTTGCATAATAAATTCTCAGTTATCTCATAAAAGTTCGTGTGCGACTAGACGTATTTGAACTTGAGCCGCTTGATTTATATGAGCCGCCAGATGATCCAAGCATACTTCCTTTACTATTGCTTGTTGATTTACCTGCTCGTGTTCCTGTAGATGATGCATTTCCTGGGACAAGTAAAGACGCTGAACCTAATCTATTGCGTGCAATTGCTTTAAGTCTTTTTTCTGATTCTTCTATCTCTTCATCAAGCCGTCTTGATTGTCTTTCAACAACTGCAAGCTCTTGTGCAGTAGGCTCTGGAGCTTTGGGTCTTTTTAAAAATCCCATGATTACTTCCTCATATGCTTTAATAGTTGATAGGGCGTTAAAATAAAAGGATTATTTATTCCTAAAAGCTGTTTAATGTGGCCTACACAAGTATTTAACATAAATAATGACCTTTTTTTCTCTACAGGAACATAGTCCACTATAGCAAAGATGTTTTGGATTATACTATCTTGGTCTTTAACAGTAAATAAATCAAACCCTTCCTGTCTTTTGCCATGTATTATGTAACCACTAGGCGATGGTTTGACTAAATAACAATGCCGACAACCTTTTTTTAGTAACCATGACCACCAATTTGTCTTATCATCTTCAAAAATAATAAAAACTTTGTTCATTAAAATACGCTTACTTGTATCTTTGCAGTCGTAGGTTTAGAAAAATTAGATACTCTAGTCAAAGCAGCTCTGCCTTCCCCTTCGCCCTGTAATGCGTACTCTAGGGCTTCTACTGGGTGCGAATATTCGTTTTTATCTGGTTCATCAGTGTATTTTTCACCTTGAGTTTGTACTCTTCTGTAACAAAAACCACCCTGAAGTCCTTTTCTAATCATAGATGCTTTAGGCAAGACAAGAAATCTAGGTTTACCATCCATACACATTTCTTTCATAGGCACTTCTAATGCTGCTCTGCGCTTCATAGGATCATTGTTTACTGTAGGCTGACAGGGAATACCTGCTGCACGTAGTATTTGAAAAGGCGTATCAGAGTTTGCTTGATTTCTATTGTTACCAGATGGATCGCCCCATCCTTTGTAGTTGTGATTAGGATAATGTTCTTCAATATACCGCTTGAGTGATGGCGCAAAATCTATAGCCCCTGAATCTTGTTGTACAAATTCATCAAAACATACCCATCTGCCCATAGCTGTACGCTGTAAAAACGCACACGCTGGCGTTCTACCAAAGTCAAAGCCTAAAATAATCGGTGTAGACCTATCTAAAGCAAAATCTATGTGCTGACAGTGTACGCTATCAGTATACATGGGGTGTACAGGCTTACCATTAGACACAAATCCATATTCATTAGCTAAATTTACTTTAATCCAGTCATCAGACTTACCCTGCATACCGCGATCATAATAACCTTCAGGTAAATTTTTAATGTTTTCTGCCTTATTGTTTATCTTCCAACTCTCTCCATCCTTCAATACGCCACCAGCCTGTCTAAAAAATGACCAGTTATCAGGACGTTCTATCTCTGCAAGTTTAAAATACCAATGATCTTCATCAGGCGCGTTAGAATCACCTATAATTCCATGATGTGTAGCCGTACATCCTTCTTTATTTGATGGATATCTGCCATGTCGTAGGTCTAACATATCTAAAACAGCCTTAGAATGCTCTTTCGTCTCGTTTAGCCAGACCCAGGTAGTCTGGATACCCCTAGCCTTTTTAACGTGCTCTGGGCGATCAAATGCGATAAAGATAACATCGCAATGAACGTATGTCCCATCCTCAAGTTTAAATCTTATAAAATGTGTCGGGGGTTCTTTATTGCCTTGTTTGAACTCACCCAACTCACCATGTATTTCTAACCAGTCTTTTATAGTTGTTGAGAAGAGTTCTGAGTAAGTATTTCGTGCTGCAATCACACGAGATAGCCTGACATTGTAATTTTTATGTGTTTTTGTCTTGACAGGTGCTTGTTCACACATTAAATCAAACAATTTAAGAATACATTGTACGGTTTTACCCGATCCCAACGGCCCCATAATAAAAGAATTACGCGCACGACAATCGTTAAATTGCTGAAGTACCTCACCCTGGGGCATAAGATTGTATTCAATTCTCATTTCTTAGACCAATTTATCTTATCAAAATTGTCTTCAAAACGTTGTCTAGATGTTTTAGAAGAGGTTCTTGGCATACTACCCTTACCTCCGTTATATTCAGGAAAATACCTATCACGTGTTTCTTTATCTAAACTGTGAACATGATTAGGCCCTTTCTTACCACGACTACTCATTGAACTCATAACCACACCTTTGTTTTTGTACCACCATCATAATCTACAGCTAATTTCTCAGATTTAAGAAGATCAGCTACATTACCGCGCTCACAATATAAATCACCCAATATACGCCCATATTTATCCGTACCATACGATTTAATTGTAATGTGACCCCTTAGGTACTCTTTTAACTTAACTTTTGCTAAAAGCCCTAATTCTTTCTCTTTTGCTCTCTCAGGATATTTCTTTAAATTAATGCGTGACTCAGGTGTATCTATACCAGCAATCCTCACAGACTTCTTATGTAAATAAACAGAAAAACCTAAATCAATCTCCGATAACACAACAGTATCACCATCAATCACACGACCTAATCTACAATTATATACAAAAGGCTCTATTGTCATTTAAATTTTTTTTTGGGGGGGATATATATATACATATGTGACGCGACTCCGAAAGGGGGGGTGCTATTCTGCGCTGTCACCACTAAACACTTTGCGCTGTACTGATACTACTAGCTCATTATCTGCCTTTACTTCTACTGCTTTAAGTTTAGGTTCTGTATATTGTGCTATGCGATCCCATGCATCAACGCTAGCCCGTAAGGCTGTAACATCGTTTGATTCTTTGGCTATCTCCTCTAAACGTACCGCACTCTCTGCTAGTCTCATAATAGGATGGAATTGTTTTCCGTAAGCCTTTTCCAATCTAGTTATTAATAGCCTTTTGGGTTTATTTGGGCTTCCTGCTCTACTGGGCATTGTATAAACTCCTATAATCTACACTTTGTTAGTAAACGATTGTAATC